TTTTTATGGTTTAATTTTTTTATAAGAGCTCGACAAATATTCATCACATTTCTTTCTTTTCATTTGCATTTCAGATGATTGCAAATAATCGTTCAATATTTGTAATTCTATAATTTTATCTTGCATACGTTTTTTATCTTCCACGAGAACATCATTATGACAAAAATTTATATAATCAAATGAACTCAACATGTCAAATTTGTTTTTAAATTCTGCCAATTCTTTTTTTAATAACGCGTTTTCAGATTCTAATTTTACGTGAGATTGTTTTTTTGAAGCATAGTGATGTTTTCTTAGTTCATCCATTTCTTCGTTTTTCATCCAGCTGAAATGTTTTGCGGGAATAAAATTCATTTTAATTGATATTCCAGGAAATTCTGTTAGAATTATATACATTTTTTTCTTCTGGTCAGCAACATGATGTATATCCGTCGACATTATTGTTTCTGTTGAATTTTTGTTATCGTCATCATAAATAATATTACCGTTACCAATCGTGTCTTCCAATTCTTGAATCCCATCAAAATTTTTTAAAACAATACCGTTGTCAATGTTCACTTTGCAACAAAATATTTTAACATGTTTTTGTTTTACGATTGTTGTTTCAATCATCAAATGTGTTTTAGTATTATCCAAATATGTATACGTGTACGACATTGTGTTAAGTATGTATGTGTTGTATAAAATAATGCTATAATATAATGTATGTCAAGATGAATAACATTTCAATATTTTATGATGCGTATTTACTAAAACAATTTGTTTCTGTGTAAAAATCCTTTACACAATCAAAAATATTTTTTAAATTTTTTATTTATTTCGGCGTCATGCGTCATCAAGTGCAGATTCATCAATGCTATAATCTATCATCACGTCATCATATAATAATTTTTCAGTTATTTTTTTCATCATCATTTAATTTACTTTTTATGTTTTCAACTCGATGCATGGTCATATATGTTTCAAAAAGTAAAACATAAACATTTCTATCATTAATTTTTAATGCTTTTAAATGATTTTTGCTGAGTGTGTCCATTGTTGATTCATTAAAATCAGGATTATTATATTTGAACATAATTCGTTCATCATATTTACTGTTGGGTAACACTCTATCTTTCAGCAATCTTACTACAACACCTTCTGCAAAATTATTATCTATTTTTCCAGTCCATATAATGTGTGAATAATCGACTCAAATTTTGGATTAAAATCTAATATTTCTTTTAGTGTACCAGTCATGATTACTGGCGTCAATTTAATAATAGCACCATATGGACTAAATATTTGAACCAATGCATTGTAATTGACAAAATATGATTTATTATTTTTGCGTTTCATTTTTATACAATGCGAACACTTTTTGATGATTATTAAATCCCGTGGTAGGAGATAATGTGGAGCCTTTTTTTGCTGGACAAACAGTGACGCCATCACATATGAACGAATAATTGAAACCATGTACTTTTTCTGTTGCTACCCATATATTATCTTGATGTTTACTAAAATTACATTGATAATGATTATTCATATGTTTATATTTTGAAATGACAATTGTAAATAATGTTCATTATTATCTATTGATGCAAATAGTTGTGATGAATTTTTAGTGTTACTTATAAATTAATAATTTGTTAACAATGTTCACCAATTTCTACTACTGTCGCAATAACATTATTTGTAATTATGTCATCACAATCATTTTTTCCATAATCAACATTATTTGTGATAAACGAGTGTAATTGTGAATTTTTTTTGTTTAACATACTATGTATCACGTCTGCAACATTTTGATTCTTACCAAGGAAATCATTTAACAACACATAATTAACAGCATCAATAATACATTTTGATGTAGGTTCATAACCAATAATTTTTGTTAAATTTGTACGGGTTGCTACATTTATTGTACCATCATATTTTTTATGGTCGTCATCATTTAAATAAATTGGTGGCGATTTACCGAACCAATCTTTAGATTTCATATGTTCCATTTTATATTGTCCATTGCAAGAATCATAACCGGTAATAATAAATTGCTTATTTTTAGTGTCGTGAACACATTTTTGCTTTATGAAAATTTTTATTTTAATAAATAATGCGCTTTCATTTTGTTCTTTCGTATTCGTATGATGTATACCACCGTCACGTATATAATATAATATCTCTATTTCACCTTCAGCATCCACATTTTTATTAGAATAATCAATTTGTGTGTTTTTTCAAATAATTTGCCACTGCATGTTATAAAACATTTATTTTCATTTTGGTGTGTATTAAAATATTTGAACATATCATGTGAATTATTTGTTAAAATCATCAATACGTTTCTATGAAAATCATTTTTATTATTTTTTTTGGTCTGTCTAATTACATCGCGATCTATTTCATCATCATTTTTAGAAGAAGAATTACCCATTTTTATATGTTATTTAGTCTTAGTCACGATTAATCTTTTGTTTGGTATTAAATAAAATTCACGCATATATATATATTATTTCAATTTTTGTCTATTAAAAAAGATTGATAATTATATTTAATTTATAAATTAATATTTTAAAAGTGCACGTGATTGATTACTTATAAATTCTAATTGTTAATCATCATAACAGTAACAATAGTATGATGTATGATTACGCCATTGTTATTTTTTGCATTATTAACATTATTTGTTATGAATGAATGAGTGTAATTGTGAATTTTTACCATTTAATATTTTGTGTATTACAATTGCAACATTTTGATTTTTGCCAGGGAAATCATTTAACAACGCGTAATTAACGGTATCAATAATACATTTTGATGATGGTTCATTTCCGATAATATTTGTTAATTGTGTATGTGTTGTGACATTTATTGTTCCATCATATTTTTTACGTTCGATGTCATTGAGATAAATTGGTGGCACGATATTTAATTTATCTGTAATTTTCACATGTTCCATTTTATATTGTCCGTCACAAAAATCACAACCTGTAATAATATATTGCTTATTTTTAGAATCATGAATACAATTTTGCTTTATGAAAATGCGCACATTGACAAATATTGCGTTTTCATTTTGTTCTTTTGTGGTTGATTCGATCATTCCGTAATTATCATAATATGCAATCCATATTTCTCCTTCAGCGTGTGGATTATTATCGTCATAATTAATTGGCGTATTTTGTTCAAATAATTCGCCTCTACATGTCACATGCATTTTATGATAATTAGAGTTTCTACTAAAATATGTAAACATGTGATTCATTTGTTAAAATCATCAATACAATTCTATGAAATTCATGTACTTCGCGTTTTTTGTCATTTTTAATTTTTTGTTCAACATCGGACACAATTTTAAGCTTATTATCATTATTAGAAGGATAATTACCCATTTATATATATTATTTAACCACAGTTAATCTCTTGTTTGGTATTAAATAAAATGCATGTATATATATATATATATTATTTCAATTTTGTCTACTAAATAAAACAAATTAGTTGTTCAATTTAAAAACATTTAATTGTATCTACCACATTGTAAAACTAATTGGCACATTATGGCTATAAATAATCCACACGCTGAAGGATAAATATGGATTGCATATTATGATAAACTTATGTCACGTTAATTATATAATTACATAACTCATCATAACACACAAAATCAATAACAATGGGTGCTTCACAATCTGAACAATTGCCACCTCCGCAACCAGTGATGAAAAAATCTCTGTCGACACAATTTTATGTGTCAAAAGAGGAATATATGGTGTCGCCAGTAACTGGATTGGACAATGTTTTCATTTCAAAAAATTACGAAGAGGATGTTCAATTTATATCGTATAGCTTTTTCGACGGAAAAATTATCGGCACTGAAATTTCAAAACAAGAACTCCATCATGAAAAAAAACTGTACACAACGACAGACCATTAAATTTACAGCATTTGCATTGGAAAGATGACATTTTTTTACGTGTCGTTGGCAAATGATGTGCATTCGAACATTGAAGGCTTTCCATTGGCACATACACGGCTTGTGTCATTGTGCAACGTTCTTGTTTGCGCATTGTGACGGACCATACACGGTGTTCATGTCTGAATCGGGTTGTTCTTCATTTTACGGAAACATTGGTGAGCGACGTGACGAGATTTCATGGCTTGAGATGAGAAATGTCATCAGTGAAATTACCGGGTTAAATTTTTTTATCGAGAAATGCAACAACGATGTCAATTCATGTATGTAGTTTGCTGTGTCCGCATGGATTTCACCTGGAGCTGAAGATATTATCAGTAAATATCATGTGCAAAACATTCTGCCGGCTGGTTTTGGTTCGGGCATGGTTGGCATGTGCTTGAAATCTGGCGAAACTGTGTGGGGACTTCATTTTCCGCTTGATTTTAAAGGCGATGGTGAAAAGAACAATAACTACATTGCGATGGTTGAACTGCAAAAAGTCATGAAAGCATATCCTGGTTCGGTTTGTGCCATGGGTGATTTTAATACGATTCCAGGAAAAATTGAAGACTTGATGATGAGTGCTATTAGTGATGAATTTAAATTTCTGCTGAAAGATTTCTATTCATTTTTTGGTTTATACTTTGACACCATTGATGTCAAGCGTGACGAAAGCGTGATTTGGAAACATATAAGTGAAATGCCTTAATCAAATTATTTTATTCCAAAATTTAATTTGGTTACTACCACGTAAAAATTGAATTAGTCAACATTTTATTGAGTCCAATGTTAATTACATAGTACTTATCCACACTGAACATACACCGAACAGTAACAATGGGTGCATCACAATCAGCAACAAATGAACCATCAACGTTGAACACAATCAAGCACAAAATGACCGAAATATTGAAAAAAGAAAAAGCGTTTTCCAATGCCGAAGAAGCTCTTCAGTACGTGAAAGAACAAATGAACTGCTTGTTTCCACTTATGAAACAAATTGGGGCACCACCCGAAAATCCTCAAGCGGCAGAGGACTATTGTGCTGCGCGCGATTTGGACAACATCAAAGTCATGGAAATGGCGTCAAAAGAAATCAAGCAACTTCGTGAAGATCTTGAAGGCAAACACAACGTTGCGTTCGTGACGCTAATGTCATCAATTGGGGCAAAATTAAATCTGCCTGGAGCATCGGATGTCGACATTGGCGTGATCGTTAATTATTTCAATCTTGAAAATGGCGAGCATGATGCGCACATGCTTCAACTCATTGGAGAAGTGTTGGTGAATTGTGGCTACAAGTACGACCATGTGTTTAACCCAAGTGACCCAACAAATCGCTATTTTTCTTTCGTCAAATTTGTTGACGGTATTGAAGTTGAAGTGAAAGTCAGGGATCACGCAACTTCAAAACCGATCATCGAACTCCACAGCAGACTTGATAACTCTCTCACGCGTGAACAAATCGAAACGTACACCTACATGAAACATGTTTTTGCAGAAACTGACAAGAAAGCATATAGGCACTTCAAAAAATTGCTATACGAGTCGATGTTCTGTGGCATCAGCGGAGCATTTTTGTTCCCTGAGTTGGCATCTTGATTATTTTATTTGACGCTGCACGACGAGAAATCACACGGACACTTTAAAGAAATCATACACACTTCAAAAAATTGCCATACGAATCAGTGTTTTTTAGCATTAACATAGCATTTTTGTTCCCCGCATTGACATTTTAGTTATTTTATTTTATATGGCGACACAAAAAATTGAATTTTTTTATGAATAGCGGGTATATTTTACATTACGGTACAACAATAACATAAAACAACATAATGGACAGTCAAACAAAAAAATCTTCTTTTGTGGTCAAGGTATATGCATTATCAAGCAGCGATGCGGATACTAAAACATACACTGAATATGATGATTGTGTAATGACATTATCAGACATAGGTGACTTTAAATTAGCATCAACAAAAGATGAGAACAATATTTATATTGAAGCAAATGTATCGCGCGAAAGAATATTTATTTTGTCACGAAATGACAACGATGATGGAACAGATGAAAATAAACATATTGACATTGAATTAACATTTCTTGATAAAACATTTGGTATTCGTTTTGACGAAAGATCAAGCGTATCCGAAAAAAAATTCATGCATGAACATAATTTAATTATGTCTAAAAAACAAGGCATTGAATATTATGTGTCAGGAAATATTAAATTTGAAGGACCAAAAACAGAATCAGGATTTAATGGACAATGCAAATTATATCATGATAGTGATAAAAAAATTATCATGATTGATGGAGAATTTGAAGACAGTTTACCAGATGGTTCATGTGTGTTTCATTCCGAAGATGGTATCATTCATTTGGCATGTCTAAATATAAGTTCGGGAAAACCAAACGGTTCAGGATGTTTGACCTTCGACACAAATGATATTAAAACTATTAAAATGACTGACTATAATGATATTGATACTATGGACCCATTATTCACAACAAAAATTTATTCAAAAATTGATCCAGATTATAAAAATAAAATTAAGCGAATACAATTTGTGAACATGACAGTTGATGAACGTTTATTATTTATTTACGATGAACTTCAAAAAATAAAAACAACAGATGAACCACAAAAACAGCCTCGAGGTATTTTTGGATTATTTTAATTTATTTGTTATTTATCTAATTTATTAAATATATTAGTTACGTACATATTTAAAATATATTAGTTACGTACATATATATTTTCGTAAAAATTGAAAAATAAATAGTTGCGCGCGAATATCAATAAACATAATAATATAACAAAAACACAATCATATAATAATTATAGATATGTCATTTTTTACATCAGGAATTTTTGGCGAGAGGTGTCAGCCGGCTCCATCAAAAACTTTGTTTAAGTTTCCAATACTTGGAGACGGATGTGCAGGAAAAACATCTTATTTTAATAGATTGCATAATGGTGATGAAATAAATTATAAATTTGAAAAAGAATATGATGCAACACGAGGATGTAATATTGGAAAATCTTATTATAACGTGGGTAAATATGATTTATGTGCTCAAATGTACGATACAGCAGGACAAGAATGTTTTAGTGGATTTCGTGATTGCTATACATCTGGTTCCGATGGTATTATTTTAATGTATGACGCATCTGAATATAAAAGTAAACAAAGTATTTCAACTAATTGGATGCCAGAAATTAAACGAATTATGAAAGACTCAAACATGAAAAATATTCCAATAGCAATTGTTGGAAATAAAAACGATATAGTAAGAAAAGTTAAAAAAGAAAATGAATATGAAAATTTTGAAAATCATGCACATGTTGGAATTAGGACGTCAACATTATTGGGTTTGTACAAAGATGGACCAATTAAACATTTCGATATATGTGTAAAAGAAGATGAATGTCTTTTTGAACCAATCAATTGGCTTTTTGAACAAACTCTATCATCCGGGTCAACTAATGTCAAACAGTCAACCAAAAAGTCTGTCACACAAATGTGCAATAAATAATTTTTTTATAGTCAATCATTTTAATGCTTCATACATTAACAAATTTATTATCGTTGCAAATGTATTAACAACATATATGTTTTTATCTGTGTAAATATATGATGTATCGAACAATATATTCGCGCTTTCTTTGGCTGAGTTTATATGTATTAACTTTTGAACTTCTCCATCATTAAACTCATAATACGTTTGAACATTTGTGTACACATGTGTGTTTTCTTTTAAGGAAAAATTTAATGTTTCAATTATTTGTGCGTCACCTAGACCAAATTTTTCGCCTGCATCCGGAAACATTTTTAAAAAATTATCTAAAGCCAACTCTTTTTTATTGTAATATATTTTCAATAATTGTTGTTCTTCTATGCGTAACTCTATTTTAGTTAAAATAAACGTTAATGCGTCATCATAAGATTTATTTTTATATTTTGATAATTCTCTCAAAATTTCGTTCATAACTAGTTTATCTTTTACAAGTTTCATATTTTTTACAGTTTTTAATAATTTTGATTTTTTTAGTTCGTTTAATCCTTCCACTTTTTCTAATATTTGTTGCTCATTATTATTTGGTTGTTGTTGATCTTTATTTGGTTGTTGCTCATTATTAATTGGTTGTTTCTCATTATTATTTGGTTGATCATTATTATTTGGCTGGTGATGTTCTTTATTTGGTTGATGTGTTGTGCCATTTATATAATTCATAGTATCAACCGAACCTCCATTCATATTAATTATTTTATTCATTTTATGATTATATTTTTTAAGCTTGCGTTTTAAAATTAAGTCATCATATTTTTTATTTCCGCCATTTAGTGCTAAAGATGTAGAAGGTGTCAAAGATGCAGAAGGTGTCAAAGATACAGAAGGTGTCAAAGATGCAGAAGGTGTCAAAGATGCAGAAGGTGTCAAAGATGCAGAAGGTGTAGAAGGTGTGCGACTTATGCGATTACGAGTAATATTTCCTTGCACATGTTGAGTATCGCGCATAGTTTCTTCGTCAATTATGACATTATTTTTTAAATATGTATATTTGTAGTATTTAATAAAATCATCAATGTCGTCATAATTTATATTATTAACATATTCCATATCGATCACATATATTTTATTTCTTTCTCCATTTTTTAAATAATAATGTTTATTTGTTATTTTTAACACGGTTCCAAAAGGAATCGTAATTTCATGTTCATAAGGAACAACAGAATAGTTTAATAGAACAACAAATTGAGCATTTTTATGCATTTTTATGCGCAACATAATTGATTTATTTGAAAAGGCAGAATCTAGATTGAGTGTTGTTGACGTATGTGTAGGTGTGACATATATATCACCTACATCCATGCTTAACAAAGTTGAGTCACCTGAAAAGCCAAAATTTTCTCCTCGATATACATAGAAATTGTTTCCTTTTGCATTATTTTCAAAATAATTAAATAATTCATTATTATGCTGTTTCATGTTTACAATAGTTGTCATTATTTCAGCGTTGGCAATTTTATTATCTGTAATTTCTTGATGATCATTCCTTTGTGTAAACGTAAAAAATTGTTCTCCATAAATCATTCCAATCATGCATGAATTAATGGCATCGTAACCGGACCCAGAAAAATTGCGCAATCGTTGGTTCACATCAAGATTATTTAACACTGTCTTATAAGCAATATACATATCTCCTAATGCTTTTTTGTTTCTGAGTTGTTTATCTATTTGTGTTAACATATATACATTTTGAAACAATGAATTGCAATTTTCCTGATTATTGCAATTTAAGTTATATTGTTTATTATATATTATGTTCATAAATGAATACGAAACTAATGTATGCTTTGCAATGTTTTGGAAATCATATTTTTTGAAGTTAATTATTTGTTTCTCTATTATTTCTCGAATATTTTTTTTTAACGAAAATGTACCGACGTCATCAAATAGTATCATGTCAGATATATTATGTTTACCGTAAATATTTAATATTTTTCTGATGTAATTTTGATGATTTAATGGAATTTGATTGTATAATTCTCTTATTTTAATTATTGATTGTTTTAATTTTGGTATGTCAATTAGTGAATAATCGCCTAAATCAATATTATTTGCAAAACCAAAATGATTCATTTTGTTGTCAATTACAAACAAAATCATCATAATCATTCTTAATATTCGCTGTCGAAGTTTTATTTGTCTCCGCGGTATGTCATGTATGTCAATTGAATCTAACAAATGTGGTATCTCTAAATTAAATATGTGTTGTAACTGATAGTTGTTCGTATTATTTATAATAATTGACGGCGCACGATTGATTCCAATATCAGAAAAAGGTAGCCATATATTCATATTTTCGGATTGGATTAATATTTTTATTTGCGTCAACGTATGATCAACAAGTACACGTTTTACGCAAAACACAACATTTCCCGAAAATAAATTATATAATTTGCAATATAATAATTTTATATATTTAAGAGCATGCTCTCGTTCTCTTTTTAAATATTGTAAATTTGTTATTGAAATCTTATCGACAGAATCACTATCTTCACACACATAATCAATATCGGTCGTTGTCATTGATTTACATAACAATTCATATGTTTTATGGTTGCCAAGAGTTTTCACGTTTTTCATTAATTTTTTAACACATGCCTCATTAAATATATTTAAATTTACGAGTCCTCCGTGCACATAATAATTTATTCCGCTGGATTGAATTCCTACATTAATATTTTTATACACTTCATCAAAACAATCTTTTATCGATGCCGAAAATTTATATTTGTCATAATATATTTTATTTTTTGGCATAAATATATTTTCAATATCTTCATGCATAAATGGAACATTATTATTATCACCATAAATTTCGACATCATCTACGCTAATATTCGGACTTTGAACAACATTTTGCACTTTTGTATAGTTATCACCATCAAATGTATATTTATATTCACTAAATTTGTCGACTAAAAATGTTTGGATATCAAATTTATTAAATTCGGTAAATACATTTCGAGTGTTATGAGAAGGTGTACCGTCAACTAAACTATGTGTTTCTGTCGTTACGTTCATTATTTTATTTCCATCATTTGGAAATATTCTTTGGAGTACTTCTCCTATTCCTTTCATATCTTCCCATTGCTTTATTTTTGTTGCCATTACATGTCCCTCATTTTTATCATATGTATATGTTTTTATTTCAGATTGCGACATGTGTTTTAATTTAAAATCTAATTCTGTTCCGCTTCTCGGAATTTTTGATGAAGTCTTGTAATTTTGATTCATTCCAGACACATTGATATTTGAATTCCCAAAATCAAATATTATTGCTGATGGAATATTATTATTTTCAACTTTAAATATGTAATATTCATCGCGCCCTGTATTACGTCCCACATAAAATCCAACATAATTTTTATTGCATTTAACGTCATCATATAAAATATTATTATTCCTCCCCAATAATATATCACCATGTGAAAAATTAAGATAACTATATGCATTATACATTGAATAGTAAAGTGAAAATATAAAACAATGTTTTTGGTCATTAATTAAATTATTCGCATCAATTGCACTAAATGTTTCCCGCATTTTTTTCATAACAATATTTCCAAAATTTACGTCCATAAATTTATCATGTGGATGTGCATACATTGGTGTAACGTTGTTAATTATCCATTTTGAATTAAATTTGTCATGTAAACTCATAAAATTCAGAGCAAATTTATGCCGCGCAAATATATCCATTATTAAAGTTGACGTATATTCGCCTAAATTATCAATTAATTGTTTTAAAATTAATTCAGTATCAGTAAGACCCATGTATGCGTTATTAATTTGATTTAATGAATATAATCTTGATGTTACATTTGTAGCGGTTGCCATACTACCAATATTATTGTATTTAAAATAAAAATGTTTTAATTCTCTGTATTTTTCTGTATGCAACACGTTACATACATTTAATGAATTTTCAACAAAAATATTTTCATCAATTATCGCCAAAAATTGTTCCCTTGATATAACATTATTTTGTATATTCAGTTCCGATTCATTTACTGATTTATTTTTTATTATCCAAAATCTATTTTGTGCATTATCACAATTATAAATCATATCAATGATATGATTACTATTGGTACTAAATTGATCGTCTGAATGTACAAAAGTAATATCTGCTATATGTGAACTGAATATACTTGAAATATCGCCGCAACCGTTTGGTAAATTTTGGTCAACCGTATATACACATTCATTATTTGTCCTTCGTAATGTTCCCGTGTAAATAACATTTGTTGTGTTATCACTTCGCGTATCATTTATTTTATTATACATTAGTGTCACTACACATTTTGTATCAGTAATACCGTTGCATAATGTCATGTGCATATTATATATATCACCAGATTTTGTGATAACATATGCATATATTGGACTATTAATTGTTGGGCTTTTTTTAGTATAATAAAGTTGTTTAAGAGGAAATTCTGCACCAAAATTGTCAATACAATTTTCATATATTGTACCTATATCGTCAATTATGTAAAAAGATCTAAAATAAATAACTTTGTCGGCGATGTGTGCAAAATCTTCATTGATATCTGTTGGAATATCGCAAATTCCATTTATTTGATAATAATCTTTTTTGTTCATATTATAGAGTAAAATTGTGTCGCACATCATGTATATGATTATAACATATTGTGATAAAATTAATATTCATTTAATTTTATATGCGTGTAATTAAATGAATATCATCGGGTTGACATATAAAATAATAAATTTACGACTGTTATAAATGTATCAATAACATTAATATTTTTGTCACTATATATATATGATGTATAAAACAACACATTGTCGCTTTTTATGAATGAATTTATGTGTATCAATGATTGACTATCATTGCTATTAAACTCAGCATATGATAGTAAATTGGAGTACATAACCGTGTTTTTATTTAGCATCGAATTAATTTCGTTAATTATCTGTTCATCCGATGTATGTGTCATTTTTGGAGTCATTTTTTTTACAAAATTATGCAAATTAAAAGGCACATCATTGTAAAACATTACGATATCCTTATTTTCCATGCGTAATTTTATTTTTTTTAAGATATTATCTAATAATTTACTTTTATTGTGCATACCGTGTTGTTTTTTTAGAGACATTATGCTGTGTTTTTATACTTTATATTTTGAATGTTCAATAGTTCTACAATTTCAATTTTAATGCAATATATGTATATTATACGCACTATCGCCAACAAAAATAGAAAATGTTGGTGGTTCGTTATCCAAAATTGAAATAATAACAATTTAATTTTACACATTTTGTTGAAAATTAGATTAATAAAGATGTACCATTTATCACATTTGTAAAACACATACAATTATTGATAAAACTAGGTATATTGATACATAAAAATATTATAATAAAATTATAACTGAGCAAATAGACCGAACAAATCCTAACGAATTAAATAATCATATTTAAATAATTACGTATCATAATATTTTTAGTTGCATATTTATTATCACACATTATAAAAAATTGAAAATTAAACATATTTAATGGTAATATTATTTTTGTTAATACCACAAAAACATACAACATAATTAACATGAATGTTTCGAAAACGCACTCCACTAAAAAATCATCAG